GGGGGCAGGCCGCGCACAGACCGTGCGTATGGTCATCATGGTAAGCGATATCGAGTCAGTCGAGCTGACGATTGATACCTCAACGGTGATGGCAACACAGGACTATGTCGACGATAAGCTCGCTGAGCATGAGCAGTCCCGCCGTCATCCTGACGCCACGCTCACCGCAAAGGGTTTCACGCAGCTCAGCAGTGCGACCGACAGCGCGTCTGAGACGCTCGCAGCAACGCCGAAAGCGGTTAAGGCGGCGTATGACCTTGCTAATGGTAAATACACAGCTCAGGACGCAACCACGGCGCAAAAGGGTGTCATCCAGCTCAGCAGTGCAACCGACAGCGTGTCTGAGGCGCTCGCGGCGACGCCGAAAGCGGTGAAAATCGCAATGGAGAATGCCAGCGCGCGACTCGCGAAAGAAAGGAACGGCGCTGATATTCCTGATAAACCTCTGTTTGTTCATAATATTGGACTGGGAAATGTGCTTTTCAAAGGTGATGGCCGGTTCCTCGCGGGAACATTTGTCAGTGACGCAATTGACCGAACATCAATTGGTGCCAGGGCGGCTACAGGCTGTCAGTTTATGCGCGCACATCAGGCACCTGATGCGCCAGACCAGGTAAGTTACTGGCAAATTATCACGCTTACGGAGGTTGCAAGCCCTACATCTGTTGTTGACGTGCTGGCCATCAGTGGCAATAACGTATTGTTTGGTCATGGCACTGGTGCGGGAATTACTTCGTGGCGTCATGTGGCGATGCTGGAGGGGGGCGCCTTTACGGGGGGGATTTCTGCTCCAAATATGCGTGGCGATACCCTGGTTACGGTTGGGGATGGCACTGGTGGGATGGCTAAAGGTGACGTTGATGGTGCAGGTTTTAATGGTAATAATCTGAACATTAAGTCATGGAATGGTATTGGATTTCAGAACTCAGAAGACCTGGCTATCCGGGCATATATCAGCACCCGACTCGGTGTTATCGCAGCTGCTGAAAATTTGCAGGCCGGAAATGCGATATTCAACAAAAACGGCGATGTTTACGGCGATATATGGGGCACAGGCAGCGGGCCTGGCTGGTTGAGTGCGTATATTGCAGGCAGACCGTTACGACAATACATCACCATGGTCGGTGTGTACCAGAACGACAAAACAAAGCCATTTATGCTTCATGATGATGGTTCTGGTGTATTCCTTGCTACAACTGACATGCTAAGTGGGTATGTTCAGTCAATTCGATTCGGTGCCGTTGAGCATGGAAACTTATATCGTTCGCCCGGATTTGCAGACCAGTTAGGTTACGTCATTACAGGTGTTGAGAATGGAGACTCGAACGATACACCAGACCGGATCCAACGACGCTTGTTACAGCTTAAAGTGAATGGTCAGTGGTATACGGTAGGGACATAAAAATGAGACATTTTAAAAAATTCACTAAAACAACGGAATTAACCCCTGTTCAGCAGGAGTTATCAGAGAACTGCAGCGTTCAGTTTATCCACGATGAATCAGGTGTTGACTGGTATGTGCTACAGAAATTATTTCAGCCAGACACACTGAAAATACAGTATGACAAAACAGGTCTGATTATTGCTGCGGATAAAGATGCAACAAAGTTATTTCCGCTGAATTGCTCTGTTGTGGAATTCGCTGATACTGATATTCCTGATGGTTTCAAGCCTGGTAATTTTACCTACAGCAACGGCGTTATTGCCCCTGTGCAGATTGATTATGTTGCTTTAGCGACGGCAGAGCGCGACAGGCGCATGGAGTCGGTTACAGTAAAAATCAATCAGCTTGTAGAGGCTCAGGATGATGACGACATAACGGCTGACGAATTATCCGAACTCACTGCGCTACGTGAATACCGAACAAAGCTGCGCCGACTGGATTTGCGTTATGCCCCTGATGTTGAGTGGCCACCTTTGCCGGAATAATTCAGGCGGGCACCTGCCCGCTTTTTCTTTTCCCGTCTGTTGTATCACCCCTTACCCAACCCTGACAAATAGCCCCCTGTAAACGTACATCCGACAATATCACTCACCCCAACTAACGGAGTTAAATGGATGAGTGATTATCATCACGGTGTCGAGGTCGTCGAAATTAACGACGGCACCCGCACAATCTCGACGGTATCAACAGCGGTCGTTGGCATGGTCTGCACGGCCAGCGATGCTGACGCCGGGGCATTTCCGCTCAATGAGCCGGTGCTGATTACCAACCCACAAAGCGCCATCGCAAAAGCCGGTACTAAAGGTACCCTGAAAAAATCCTTACAGCTCATCGCTAACCAGTCAAAACCGGTTGTTGTTGTCGTGCGTGTCGCAGAGGGTACCGGCGACGACGAAGAGGCACAGGCACAAACCATTTCTAACATCATCGGCACCACGGATGAGAACGGCAAATACACCGGGCTGAAAGCGCTGTTAACGGCGAAAGCGGTCACCGGCGTGAAGCCCCGTATTCTCGGTGTGCCGGGTCTCGATACTCAGGAGGTGGCGACCGCGCTTGTCTCCGTGGCTCAGAAACTGCGCGCTTTCGCCTATGTCAGCGCGTGGGGCTGTAAAACCATTTCTGACGTCATTGCCTATCGTGAGAATTTCAGCGCGCGCGAACTCATGATTATCTGGCCTGAGTTCCTCGGATGGGATACCACGGCCAGCGCCACAACGACCAGCTACGCTACCGCCATCGCGCTGGGTCTGCGCGCCAAAATTGACAATGACACCGGCTGGCACAAAACCCTGTCAAACGTCGGCGTCAATGAGGTCACCGGTATCAGCGCGTCGGTCTTCTGGGATTTGCAGGAAAAAGGCACTGATGCCGACCTGCTGAATGAGGCCGGTGTTACCACGCTGATTCGTTCTGATGGCTTCCGCTTCTGGGGTAACCGTAATTGCTCTGATGACCCGCTGTTTCAGTTTGAGAACTACACCCGCACGGCACAGGTCATCGCCGACACAATGGCCGAGGGGCATATGTGGGCGAACGATAAGCCCATTACCGCGACACTGATTCGCGACATTATCGACGGCATCAACGCGAAATTCCGCGAGCTGAAAAGCGGCGGTTACATCATCGATGCGACGTGCTGGTTTGACGAAGAGGCCAACAGCAAAGAATCCCTGAAAGCCGGGAAACTGTTTATCGATTATGACTATACGCCCGTGCCACCACTCGAGCACCTGACCTTACGCCAGCGCATCACCGATAAATATCTGGCGAATCTTATCTCGTCCGTCAACAGCAAATAAGGAGCCTGACAAATGGCATTACCGCGCAAGCTCAAACTGATGAACCTGTTTATCGACGGGGTGAGTTATCTCGGCGTCGTGCAGTCCGTCACGTTGCCAAAATTAACCCGCAAGCTCGAGAAGTATCGCGGCGGCGGTATGAATGGCTCAGCCTCGGTTGACCTTGGCCTCGATGACGATGCGCTGTCGGCTGAAATCTCGCTCGGCGGTTTTCCTGATGATGCTGTCTGGTCGTTATATGCCGCCACCGGTACGGCCTCCGTGCCGCTACGTTTTGCCGGGTCTTACCAGCGTGATGACACCGGCGAGACCGTGCCGGTTGAGGTTGTTCTCCGTGGCCGTCAGAAAGAAATCGACCTCGGCGAAGCCAAGCAGGGCGAAGACACTGAGTCGAAAATCTCGCTCGAGTGCTCGTACTACAAGCTGACCCTCAACGGTAAAGATATGGTCGAAATTGACACCGTGAACCTCGTCGAAATGGTGAACGGTACCGACATGCTCGAGGCACACCGACAGAATATTGGCCTGTAATTATTGTCCCGGTCAGCATGGCTGGCCGGTCATCCTGAAACCTGAATTTAACGAGAAATATCATGGAAAAAACTAACGAAAATATCGTCACTCTGATTAAACCCATCAAGCGCGGTGAGCAGGTTATTTCCGATGTCACCCTGTTAAAACCGTGTGCCGGAACCCTTCGCGGCGTTAGCCTGGCATCTGTCGCAAATTCTGACGTCGATGCGCTGATTAAAGTGCTGCCACGCATGACCATGCCGTCGCTGACCGAGCAGGAAGCCGCCGCGCTGGAACTGCCCGACCTGCTGTCGTTTGCCGGTAAGGTGGTCGGTTTTTTGTCACCGAGCTCGGCGGCGTAACCTTCCCGAAAAAACTCTCGGTCGATGACCTGATGGCTGACATAGCGGTCATTTTCCACTGGTCGCCATCAGACCTTTATCCCATGAGCCTGACCGAGCTCGTCAACTGGCGCGAAAAAGCGCTACAGCGAAGCGGAAACACGAATGAGTAATAACCTAAAACTCGAAGTGCTGCTGAAAGCTGTCGACCAGGCGACCCGACCCTTTAAAGCGATCCAGACGGCGAGTAAATCGCTGTCTGGTGATATCCGCACGACTCAGCAATCCCTGCGTGATTTGAATGGTCAGGCATCGAAAATAGACGGTTTTCGTAAAACCAGTGCGCAACTGGCGGTAACCGGTCAGTCGCTGGAAAAAGCAAAACAGGAAGCTGAAGCGCTGGCGGTGCAGTTTAAAAATACGGAACGGCCAACAGCGGCACAGGCCAGAGTGCTGGAGTCAGCGAAACGCGCGGCTGATGGGTTACAGACGAAATATAACAGTCTCACGCAGTCAGTTAAGCGGCAACAGGCCGAGCTCGGTAAAGCGGGGATAAATACCCGCAACCTGACGAATGATGAAAACCGCCTGAAAAATAATATCAGCGAAACGACCGCACAGCTTAACCGACAGCGTGAAGCACTGGCGCGCGTCAGCGCGCAACAGGCGAAACTGAGTGCAGTACAAAAACGCTATCAGGCAGGGAAGGCTCTGGCAGGGAATGCCGCCTCGATGGGCGCTGCCGGGGTAGGTATGGCAACAACAGGTACTCTCGCCGGTGTTGCACTAATGAAACCCGGTTATGATTTTGCTCAGAAAAACTCTGAGCTTCAGGCTGTTCTCGGCGTCGAAAAAGATTCAGCTGATATGGTGGCGCTCCGTAAACAGGCGCGTCAACTCGGTGATAACACAGCCGCGTCGGCTGATGATGCTGCCGGTGCTCAGATTATTATTGCAAAAGCCGGTGGTGATACCGCTGCTATTCAGGCGGCTACGCCAGTGACGCTTGATATGGCGCTCGCAAACCGTCGAACGATGGAAGAGAACGCCGGGTTATTGATGGGGATGCGCTCTGCATTCCAGCTCTCAAACGATAAGGTCGCCCATATCGGTGATGTTCTGTCGATGACGATGAACAAAACCGCCGCCGACTTTGACGGCCTGAGTGATGCGCTGACCTATGCCGCGCCGGTGGCGAAAAATGCCGGGGTCAGTATCGAAGAAACAGCCGCAATGGTCGGCGCACTGCATGACGCCAAAATTACAGGCTCGATGGCGGGTACGGGGAGCCGCGCTGTGTTAAGTCGCCTACAGGCTCCTACGGGAAGAGCGTATGACGCTATTAAAGAGCTCGGCGTAAAAACGGCTGATGGTATGGGGAACACGCGCCCAATATTTACCATCCTGAAAGAAATGCAGCGGAGCTTTGAGAAAAATAATCTCGGTACCGGTCAGCGCGCTGAATACATGAAAACCATATTCGGTGAAGAGGCAAGCTCAGCTGCTGCTGTATTAATGACTGCAGCCTCAAGCGGTAAGCTGGACCAGCTTACCGCCACGCTTAAAGCATCTGACGGTAAAACGGCTGAGCTCGTCAAGGTCATGCAGGACAACCTCGGCGGCGACTTTAAAGAGTTCCAGTCAGCTTATGAGGCGGTCGGAACAGACCTGTTTGACCAGCAAGAGTCATCCTTGCGTAAGCTGGTACAAACGGCGACCGGTTATGTTTTAAAACTTGATGGCTGGATACAAAAAAATAAATCACTGGCGACGACGCTTGGGGTTATTTCAGCGGCGGCTATCGGTGTTGTGGGGGTTATAGGGGCAATCGGTCTTGTTGCGTGGCCGGTTATTATCGGTATTAACGCCATCATCGCTGCTGCTGGCGCACTTGGTACTGTCTTTACGACAATCAGTGGCGGGGTTGTCGCCGCAATCGGTGCTATTACGTGGCCGGTCGTGGCCGTTGCGGCGGCGGTTGTCGCTGGCGCGCTGCTGATTCGCAAATACTGGGAGCCTGTCAGCGCCTTTTTCGGTGGTGTTATCGAGGGGCTGATGAGCGCCTTTGCGCCGGTCAGGGAAATGTTCGCGCCGCTGGCACCCGTCTTTGACGGCCTCGGGGAGAAACTTCGCGGCGTCTGGCAGTGGTTTAAAGACCTGATAGCGCCGGTAAAAGCGACTCAGGACACTCTGAACAGTTGCCGTAACGTCGGTGTCATGTTCGGTCAGGCGCTGGCTGATGCGCTGCTGATGCCGCTTAACGCCTTTAACAAGCTGCGAAGCGGGATTGACTGGGTGCTCGAAAAGCTCGGGGTTATCAACAAAGAATCCAGCTCGCTTGACCAGACCGCGGCGAAAGCCAGTGCGGCGACGCAGAACGGCTATAGCCCGGCTATCAGCTCTTACAACAGCTATCAGCCGGTCACGGCACCCGCCGGTAAAACCTACATCGACCAGAGTCGGCCAACCTATCAAATCAACGTGCCGGGCAACGGTATGCCGGGCGGTCGGTTAGGTAATGATTTGCAGGATGCCTTAGAAAAATATGAGCGTGAGAAACGCGCCAAAGCCCGCGCAAGCATGATGCATGACTAAGGAGACCGATTATGATGCTGGCACTAGGTATGTTTGTTTTTATGCGTCAGACGTTGCCCTATCAGAGCATGCAGCGCAGCGCGGATTATAGCTGGGCGTCAAACTCCCGCATCGGGAAGCGTGACGCCTTTCAGTATCTCGGTGAAGGGGAGGACAAAATCACCCTGAGCGGTGACCTTTATCCTGAGCTGACCGGCGGCAGGTTTTCGATGTTGACGCTTTATGCGATGGCCGAGCAGGGGAGAGCATGGCCGCTTATTTCTGGCTCGGGCTGGATTTACGGGATGTTTATTGTCAGCAATGTCTCGGAGACCGGCACGGTATTTTTTGAGGACGGGTCGCCACGAAAAATCAGCTTTACTCTGTCACTGACCCGTGTCGATGAATCGCTCGCGGCGGTCTATGGCGATATCGGGAAACAGGCCGAAAGTCTGGTCGGTAAAGCGGGCGATCTGCTGTCTAAGGTGGGGGCTTAATTATGCTGGATATTATCACCGGCGCGGGTGCCACACTGACGCCCGATTTTATGCTGACACTGGAAAGCAAAGATATTACCGGCAATATCAGCGACCGGCTGATTAATCTCTCGATGACGGATAACCGGGGCTTTGAAGCTGACCAGCTCGACATTGAACTCGATGATTCTGACGGACTTGTCGCGCTGCCGATTCGTGGCGCGGTTTTGTCGCTGTACCTCGGCTGGAAAGGTTTCGCGCTCGTTGGTAAGGGGCGATTTACCGTCGATGAGGTGGAGCACCGGGGGGCGCCAGATACGGTGACCATTCGCGCCCGTAGCGCTGATTTTCGCGGAACGCTCAATTCACGCCGCGAGGAATCATGGCACGACACCACACTCGGCGCTATCGTCAGCGCGATAGCCGCCCGTAATAAATTAACGGCCAGCGTCGCGGATTCTCTTGCCGGGATAAAAATTCCGCATATCGACCAGTCGCAGGAATCCGACGCTGTTTTCCTGACTCGCCTCGCGGAACGCAACGGCGGCGCGGTATCGGTCAAGGCGGGTAAATTGCTGATGCTCAAAGCGGGAAGTGGTACGACGGCCAGCGGAAAAGCTATCCCTCTGATTACTATCCAGCGCAGTGACGGCGACCGGCATCAGTTTGCTATTGCTGACCGTGGTGCTTACACGGGCGTAACGGCTAAATGGCTGCACACCAAAGACCCAAAACCGGCGAAGCAAAAGCAAGCGGTGAAGCTGAAGCGCAAGCCAAAAGAGCAACACCTCCGGGCGCTACAGCACCCGAAAGCAAAAGTCGTGAGCAGTAAAACCGCAGCGAAAAAGAAGAAAGAGCAGGAAGCCCGCGAGGGTGAATATATGGCCGGTGAGGCTGACAACGTTTTCGCACTGACGACCATTTACGCGACAAAGGCGCAAGCGATGCGCGCGGCTCAGGCGAAGTGGGATAAATTACAGCGTGGCGTTGCGGAGTTCTCAATCACGCTGGCAACTGGTCGGGAAGATATTTATCCCGAAATGCCGGTCAGGGTCTCGGGCTTTAAGAGCGTCATCGATGACCAGTCGTGGATAATCAGTAAGGTGACCCATAATCTAGGCGGGAATGGCTTCACGACGACTGTAGAGCTCGAGGTCATGCTTTCTGGCATAGAATATGAGTCGGAAGAAAATGGTTCTCAAATGGTGAATAACTGAGTATTATTAATTCACTTTTTGTGAATGCGTGGAGGTGGCATGTTCCATTGTCCAAAATGCCAGCATGCAGCGCATGCTCGTACCAGTCGCTATCTTAGCGAGAATACTAAAGAGCGTTATCATCAATGTACGAATATTAATTGCAGTTGCACATTCGTAACGATGGAGTCTGTAGAACGTTTTATCGTTACACCGGGAACAATAATTCCGGCGCCACCTCACCCGTCGGTGAGTGGTCAGCGGCCATTGTGGCTCTGATTAGTTTTCTCTAAAGACCCGCCGCGCGCGGGTTTTTTTATGTGCTCATGAAAGTGGTGGTAAAAAATCCACCGCCATTTCATCGCCACTCGAAAACAAGATAACAAAAAAGCCACTCGCTAGAGTGGCTTAATTATATGATTATAAAGCTAAAATTTGGTGGCCCCTGCTGGACTTGAACCAGCGACCAAGCGATTATGAGTCCCAAACTTAAACCTTATAAAACAATAAGTTACTTTAATTTCAACACCTTGCGCCGTCGAATAGTGTGGAATATGAAAGCATAGTGAATAGGTTTGCTGCCATTTTGCTGCCATCAAATAAGATTTAAGGGGTTTAACTCCACAGCTTCTGTTAGATGGTCTGGGGCGAAATGAGCATAGCGCATCGTCACCTTAATATCAGTGTGTCCAAGGATACGCTGCAGTACAAGAATGTTGCCCCCGCGCATCATAAAGTGGCTTGCAAATGTGTGCCGTAGAACGTGTGACAGTTGCCCGTCAGGTAGTTCAATCCCCGCTCGCTTAATCGCCCCACGAAACGCAGAATAGCACCCCGTAAAGACTGGTTTGGAAGTTCTTACTTTTGGAAGTATTTCGTAAAGCTCATCACTTATTGGAACGGCGCGGTTTTTCTTGCCCTTGGTTTTGATATAGGTGATTTTGCCGGGGCTGATTTGCTTGCCTGTAAGTGACTCCGCCTCGCCCCATCGTGCGCCGGTTGCAAGGCATATTTTGACGATGGTTACTAAATCAACCGCTTTACTTTTCTCACACTCTGCCAGCAGTTGCTTGACTTCTTCGACTGTTAGCCAGGCCAGCTCTGCCTCATCAATTTTAAATTCCCGGACGTTTTCGAGCGGATTGGGCGCACTCCAGTCATCAAGTCTTTTCAGTTCGTTGAACATGGCGCGGAAGTACGCCAGCTCAAGATTGACGGTACGGGGCGTCACTGCTTTTACCCGATCGGAACGTGTAATTTTCCCGCTTAAACGTTGTTCACGGTAGGTTGCAAAAAGTTTGGCGTTAAATTCAGTGGCGAGAGGGTTTCCCATAGCAAAGCAGGCAAATTCCATTGCACCCTTACGCTTGAGGCCATCAGAGAGTGTAACGCCATGAGCGTTGAACCAAGTTTCAACAAGGTCAGTAACTCGCCGCTTATCTGCTTTTTCCCCCAGCCAGGGCTTGTCCTGCGCTTGATCCTTAATGTGGCGCTCAAAGGCCATGGCTTCCCCCTTGGTGGCGAATTGGCGACGGATGCGCCGCCCATCCCTACCGTTGGGGAAGACCTGAGCCTGCCATTTACCATTAGCGAGTTTTGTTACAGCCACGTTTTTTACCTTTGCGTGATTAACTCTTTAGCAAATATTGATAAACCGGGCTTACCTTCTTCAAGGTAACAGCACTTTTCAAACGCTTTGCTCCATTCACCATTGGCGGACATTAACTGGTCTTCATTCAATATATTGCCGTGTTTGCGGAGTAAATTTATTGCCTGCTTTTTTGTAATGCTAAAATCATATTTATCTTCCGTCATATACTCAACCTTTCGAGGCTGGGGAGTAATTGAAATCGGTAATACTGTGACTTTGACTCTGTCTGCAGGCGTTTGGTACAAAGTACGATATGCTGCGTAAATGGCTGCCTTGTCTGATTCGTACTTAATATCTTTCGTTGAACTCCCTGATAAAGTGCGCGGCGAGATTTGGATGTGTAAAGGCTTTTCAGACAAAATTTTGAAAGATGGAAAATCCTTACCGTCTACGGTATAAGTTGGATAATCATTATAGTTTTCCATCAAGTCATTAATGTTTTTGAATTGTTCAGGTGCTGCTATTGCAGCAAATGATGACAAAATTAAAACGCCTGTGACTAAAACTCTCATTTATTCTCCTTACGATATTTAATATCAGTCCACGTTATCTATTTTGCTTGCCACTTTCCCTAAAACTTTTACATCAGAGGCCGCACACTCAAATGATGCAGGACCATTTTCTACACGAACTCGCCCGCCAGGCAGACGGTAAACCTGTCTGATGCTCGCAAAGCCATCTATCTCAATCAGCCAAGTGCCGTCATTGATTTCATCTTTACATTCACTGACGAGATAAGTCGTCGATTCAAATTTGACAAGAAACGGATCTGTGGTGTTTTGAGGAATTAGGCGTAGATCATAACGAATCGTGGCTGCGGTGTTTAAAACCCCATTTGTGATTTCATTTAATTGCAAAGTCAATCCATGATCTTCATTTGGCATAGCTTCCGGGGTGCCCTTACCAGTAGTTAGCCAAAGCAAGGGTATACCTGTGTCCAGATGGCAGGCTATAAGCCAGTCATGTGGGAAAGTGTCACGCATCCAGCGGTTAGCCATTGTGCTTTGAGATACGCCGAGATGATCACATAGAGCTTGCCTTGTGCTAAATCCATAAGCTTGCAGAATGCGTGTTATGGCCTCTCTCCCACCACTTTGTGATGAAAAATTGAACTTTGAAATCACGCCAGGGGTTTTTTTTGTGTTTGACATATCTCAATTGCGATCCTATTATCGGTTTTGTGGTGTTCGGTATATGTGCGAATACATCCGAATAGTGAAGTTTTTAAACACAAACTGAGGAATAGTGCATCATGAAAAGTAATTTTTCAATGCGCCCCAGCATCAACCTTGTGGTATCTGAGCCATTCATCACACTGGATGAGTTCTGTCGCCGTACTGGCTATAAGCCAAGCTATGCCCGTCAAATGATCCGGGAAAACCGCCTGCCTATCAGGAAGAAAGCCGGAGTTAACAGCCTTATCGAAATCAACATGTTCGCGTTAACGATGGAAGCGGCCCAAGGCTGCGAAGTCGCAATGCAAGCCTGATAGTTCCATTTTGGGATAGAAAAGGATTTACATCATGTTTGATTATCGTGTTTCCAAACATCCGCATTTTGACGAAGCCTGCCGGGCTTTTGCGCTGCGTCACAACATGGCGAAGCTGGCAGAACGTGCAGGAATGAACGTCCAGACGCTGCGTAACAAACTGAACCCGGAGCAACCGCATCAGCTCACCCCTTCGGAAATCTGGATGCTTACCGATCTTACTGAGGACTCCACGCTGGTTGACGGTTTTCTGGCTCAGATTCACTGCCTGCCATGCGTACCGATGAACGAAGTGGCAAAAGAGAAGCTGCCGCATTACGTCATGAGCGCTACTGCTGAAATCGGACGTGTTGCTGCCGGTGCCGTATCGGGCGATGTGAAAACCACTGCAGGCCGCCGCGATGTTATCAGCAGCATAAACTCTGTTACTCGTCTGATGGCACTGGCTGCCGTTTCGATGCAGGCGCGTTTGCAAGCTAACCCGGCGATGGCAAGCGCGGTGGATACCGTGACGGGCCTCGGCGCTTCGTTCGGTCTGATCTGAGGTGGTTATGCTGACTAAAGAACCATCTTTCGCGTCACTTCTCATAAAGCAAAGCCCGGCAATGCACTACGGTCATGGCTGGATCATGGGGAAGGATGGCAAACGCTGGCACCCGTGCCGCTCTCAGGATGAACTGCTAGCTGACCTGTCCACAACCAAACAGGGGAAATCATGGCTATTGAAGGCGCTACGGCGACTGTTCCATTAAGCCCCGGTAAACGCCTGGACGGACTGAACCATATTGCGGAATTGAGGGCTAAAGTGTTTGGTCTGAATATTGAGCCGGAGCTTGAAAGGTTTATTAAAGATATGCGCGATCCACGCGACGTAAATAATAAACAGAATGAGCGGGCACTGGCAGCCATTTTTTATATGGCAAAAATTCCGGCAGAACGTCACGGCGTCAATATTAGTGATCTGACTACTGACGAAAAGCGGGAACTGGTGAAAGCAATGAATCATTTTCGTGCAGTGGTGAGCTTATTTCCAAAGCGGCTAACCATGCCGAATTAACCCACAACAGAAATTAATGGCGTAAACCCGCCGGGCTTCTTATTACCCAAATTCAGGAGAAACAACTATGCGAAATATTGAAACCCGTACCATTCAAACAGGACCAGATGATGCTGGACTCAACCTGCTGCTGACTGAGGCACGCAAAGAAGAACGCCGGGGACGCGCAGATGTGATGGCTGCGCGTCTGGATTCTTTAGCTGCCCGTATCGTGTCACGTCAGCTTAACCACACGGAAGCGGCTGAGCTGCTGCGTCAGGAAGCTGTGAAGATTCAGAACGAAGCGCAGGAGATCCACTGATGGCTGATTCAATGGACCTCGTACAGCAGCGCGTTGAAGAAGAACGCCAGCGCCACATCCACACCGCCCGCAATAAGGCACCGGGCGTTTCCCGTGTTCTCTGCATTGATTGCGATGCGCCGATCCCGCCAGCTCGCCGCCGCGCCATTCCGGGCGTGCAGTGCTGCGTCACTTGTCAGGAAATTGCAGAGCTGAAAGGCAAACACTACAACGGGGGTGCTGTATGAGCACTATCCTGAAATGGGCGGGAAATAAAACCGCCATCATGCCGGAACTGATTAAGCACCTTCCTGCTGGCCCGCGACTGGTTGAACCTTTCGCGGGTTCATGCGCTGTAATGATGGCGACAGACTATCCTCATTATCTTGTCGCGGATATTAATCCCGATCTTATCAATCTCTATAAAAAAATTGCCCTCGATTGTGAGGCTTTCATATCACGTGCAAAAAATATTTTTGCGATAGCGAATAGAGAAGTTGCTTATTACAACATTAGACATGAGTTTAATCATTCCTCTGAAATTACTGATTTCATGAAAGCAGTATATTTCCTTTATCTCAATCGTCATGGTTATCGTGGACTGTGCCGCTATAACTTGAGCGGTCATTTTAATGTCCCTTACGGTAATTATAAAAATCCGTATTTCCCTGAAAAAGAAATACGCACTTTTGCAGAAAAGGCTCAACACGCAACGTTTATCTGTGCCAGCTATGACGAAACACTGGCGATGCTGCAGACGGGTGATGTGGTTTATTGTGATCCGCCATACGATGGCACATTTAACGGTTATCACACTGCCGGTTTTACAGAGGACGACCAGTATCATCTGGCGTCTATTCTTGAACGCCGGTCATCAGAAGGTCATCCGGTTATCGTGTCCAACAGCGACACGTCCCTGACCCGTTCGATTTATCGTAACTTTACCCGCCATCGTATCATTGCAAAGCGCAGCATGGGTGTCGCTGACGGTGATGGTAAATCTGCAGCAGAAATCATCGCCACAAAATCAGCAGGCTGGTTTGGTGTCGATTTGGCGTCCGGTCCAGATATCTCGGTGGAAACTGAGGTGCGGGCGTGGCAGTGAGTAAATTCACATTACATAATGCACCAACCACCGGCGGCTCGAATGAGGCCGCCGTGGCCTTTTCATGGAATAACCCCAAAAAAGCGGTTAACCCCTATCTGGACCCGGCGGAAGTTGCGCCGGAGTCTGCGCTTTCAAACCTGATCGCTCTTTACGCTGCGGATAACGAGCAGGAGCAGCTGCGCCGTGAGGCGCTGAGCGATGAGGTCTGGGAGCGCTATTTCTTCAATGAATCCCGTGATCCTGTCCAGCGCGAAATGGAGCAGGACCGGCTGATTAGTCGTACCAAAATGGCGCGCGAGCAGCAGCGTTTTAATCCTGATCTGGTCATTCTGGCTGACGTTAACGCCATGCCGCCACACATCAGCAAGCCTTTGCTGGAACGGATTAAATATTTCCATAGCCTGGGTAGGGTAAAGGCTTATTCCCGCTACCTGCGCGAAACAATCAGGCCGTGTCTTGAGCGGCTGGAGCGCGTGCGTGACAGTCAGGTGTCTGCCTCTTTCCGGTTCATGGCGAGCCATGACGGGCTGGAGGGGCTGCTGGTACTGCCTGAAATGAATCAGGATCAGGTCAAGCGCCTTTCCACGCTGGTTGCGGCACATATGAGCATGTGTCTCGATGCGGCCTGTGGTGATCTGTTTGTCAGCGATGATGTTAAACCAGAAGAAATCCGCCAGGCATGGGAAAGGGTTGCAGCAGAGGCGATGCGCCTTGAGGTCATCCCGCCTGCCTTTGAGCAGTTGCGCCGCAAAAAGCGCCGCCGCAAGCCGGTGCCTTATGAACTGATCCCACCGTCGCTGGCCCGTATGCTGTGCGCGGACTGGTGGTATCGCAAACTGTGGCAGATGCGCTGCGAGTGGCGGGAGGAACAGCTGCGCGCCGTCTGCCTGGTCAACAAGAAAGCGTCCCCGTATGTCAGCTATGAAGCCGTGATCCACAAACGCGAGCAGCGCCGCAAATCGCTGGAGTTCTTCCGCTCGCATGAGCTGGTCAACGAGGACGGCGACACGCTGGACATGGAAGACGTGGTGAACGCCAGCAACAGCAACCCGGCACACCGCCGTAATGAAATGATGGCCTGCGTTAAGGGACTGGAGCTGATCGCGGAAATGCGCGGAGACTGCGCAGTGTTCTATACCATCACCTGCCCGTCACGCTTCCACGCAACCCTCAACAACGGCAGACCTAATCCGAAGTGGACCAGTGCCACTGTCCGCCAGAGCAGTGACTATCTGGTTGATACGTTCGCCGCTTTCCGCAAGGCAATGCACAAGGCCGGGCTGCGCTGGTATGGCGTCCGCGTTGCAGAGCCACACCATGACGGCACCGTGCACTGGCACCTTCTGTGCTTCATGCGCAAAAAAGACCGCCGTTCCATCACTGCGATGCTGCGTAAGTTTGCCATCCGTGAAGACCGCGAGGAGCTGGGCACCAACACCGGGCCGCGTTTCAAATCCGAGCTAATCAACCCGCGCAAGGGCACGCCGACCAGCTACATCGCCAAATACATCAGCAAGAACATCGACGGGCGCGGGCTGGCTAAAGAAATCAGCAAAGAAACCGGCAGATCACTGCGTGACAGCGCCGAACATGTCAGCGCCTGGGCGTCACTGCACCGTGTCCAGCAATTTCGCTTCTTTGGTATTCCGGGGCGTCAGGCATACCGCGAGCTGCGATTGCTGGCTGGTCAGGCGGCGAGAGTGCAGGGCGAACGCAAAGCGGGTGCGCCGGTACTGGATAATCCGCGTCTGGATGCGGTACTGGCGGCGGCTGATGCGGGCTGCTTTGCCACCTACATCATGAAGCAGGGTGGTGTGCTGGTTCCCCGCAAACATCACCTTGTCCGCACGGCATATGAGCTTAACGACGAGCCGAGCGCCTACGGCGATCACGGTATCCGTATCTATGGCATCTGGTCCCCGATTGCGGAGGGCAAGATTTGCACGCACGCGGTGAAGTGGAAAAAGGTTCGTAAGGCCGTTGACGTTCAGGAGGCGGCAGCCGACCAGGGCGCTTGCGCCCCTTGGACTCGTGGCAATAACTGTCCCCCTGTTGAAAATCTGAACAAATCAGGGGGTGATTTGCCCGATATTAAAACCATGAATGAGCAGGAACTGCACGATTACCTCCACAATATGGGCCAGAAGGAACGCCGGGAGCTGACAGCCAGGTTAAGACTGGTAAAACCGAAGCGGAAAAAAGCATTCAAACAGAGTATTTCGGAGCAGCAGCGCCTGCAGCTTGAGGCAGAACTGACTGCCAGAGGGTTTGAAGGTAGTGCATCTGAGATTGATTTGCTTCTGCGTGGTGGCAGCATTCCGTCAGGTGCCGGGCTACGGATTTTTTACCGCAACCATCGACTGCAGGAAGATGACAAATGGCGCCAGTGGTACTGACGGCAAGGCTTTAACAATTCATGCTCTTAACGACCCTCGTAAGAACGTTCTCATTGACGGATAAAAAATATTTTACTTTTTGATATCAGGGGTATACTGTATATATAAACAGTAGATATGCATACAGTTAACGCATGTCCGGGGTCGTGATAGGAGGGAAGATGCAGGACTATCTTTTGGAGTCGTTGAAGCTCCAGCGCATTGATTTTTTTATTAAGCTTGTAGCGGCTAGTGAGTGCAGCGACGAAGAAAAGCGGCTGGCTATCCAGTGGGTGTCTGAATTGACCGACGAGCTGATGGCGAAAATCCGCAGCCATGAATACTGCCGGTCAATGGACGTAACCAGTTAAGGGAAATCTGTATGCGCATTGAAATAATGATCGATAAAGAGCAGAAGATTAGCCAGGCTACACTGGACGCCCTTGAATCCGAGCTTTACCGTAATTTGCGCCCTCTGTATCCCAAAACAGCAATTCGTATCCGTAAGGGCAGTGCCAACGGCGTTGAGCTGAGCGGGTTAAAACTGGATGAAGATAAAAAGCGAGTGATGGAAATAATGCAGCAGGTCTGGGAGGACGACAGCTGGTTACATTAGCGAACGTTGCGGACGATAAAACTGGTTTTTACCGTCCGCAAGGTTGAACAACGAGCCACGCGAGGCGTTAGTGCTGTTGTGCATGTCTATGCCGCATGAAATCGCATGATCGTTTGAGGATCGTTTTTGCTCAGGCCCGCCAGAACTGGCGGGCTTTTGCTTATGTCATGCAGGTGCATGAAAACCACTACACAAAGCGGGCAGGCGTGGCGGGGATACGAGCGCGCGCAACGGGGTGAAATGGTGAAAATCCGGCGCAATCTCCGGCACGCTGGCGGCTTCAATTGGTGAGGGTGAGGGAGCGGCAGCAAAAAAGAAGCGCCCCGCAGAATGCTGCTGGGGCGCTGTGAGGGGTAGTCTTGTTGTCGTGGTGCGGTGGGTCAGTCGTTGCGCTTGTCTTCTGTCAGTCCCAGCGTGTACGGCTCAAAGCGGATCACTTCTTCTCCAAGCCAGTCGTTAAGCTCCTGCAGTCGCTTCTGCAGCGGCATCAGCTCGTTGCGGACAAAGACGCGGCTGGCCTTTTCCACATCACCAAAGCCGCCGGTATTGTTGGGAATAATGCCCATCATCTGCGGCGGTACGCGGTGCGCTGCCATCATGTCATCACGGCTTACGTTCTTGATGTTCAGAAACTCATCTTTCGCCGCAACCTCTGATAACGGGATGATCTGGATGCCGTCCTTTTTGCCGTTGGGCGAATACATAAACAGGTTGCGGAAGTTGCCCGGCCCTTTGGCGCTTTTCATTGCCTGGCGGATATTGTTCACGTCCTCCTGGTTCTGTGCTGCGTCGGTCATGTACATGATGAAGCCTGCATGGCTGCCGTTGATGTAATACTTCCGGCGGAACAGCGTTGCGGACTCGTTGAGCAGGGTTGACGGGATGGCGGAGAGATAGCCGGGCAGCCCGTAAATCTCCTGGTTAATATCCGGCTCCAGCAGATGAAAGATATTGCCCTGCGTAAATTCATAGGGCTGCGTGGTCAGGCCATACTGCACAAACCAGTAGGTGTCGAGGTCCACGCCACGGCGTGTGTACTTCGCCAGTGCTGGCTCCAGTGAGAGAACACCGCCGAGCCGGTTGGTGCGCTTTTCCAGATAGGCGTTACCGAACACCAGATAATCCTGGACGAAACGGGCAAAAGCCTGCTGGCTGAGCAGGCGGTGCGGGATGTAGGTACTGCTGAGAATGTCACGCTTTACGGCAATCGGTGAACTGTGATGCACGGCGGCGCGATAGGTCCGCGCCAGTCCGTCAAAGCTCACCGGCGGCTCATACCAGCGGTCAATCTGCACGCATTCCACGTAGTCCAGCAATTCGCGTCGGTCTAACACCGGCACCGGGTCGCCAAAACTGAACGCCTCCGCCGCAGCGCCGCCTGATTTAGCGTTGTGATCTACCGCTGCGCGGTTATTCTTGTTTTTACGTTTGCTCATGCCGCCTGCTCCTTGTCAGCCTGGGGCCATTCGCACATAAACAGCATTTTCCAGTCCTCTGCTGATAACTCTTTTTTCATGTCATTCAGCCATTCATCATCAAAGAGCGCGTCTCCGGTTGCGAGCGTTGCCCCGGATGCTGCAGCGTCATCAGCGGTAAAGGTCATGCAGGTAGTACTGTTGAGGGCAATCAGCTTCTTGTATTCCTGCCATGCTTCCGGGTTGGGGCTTGGGGTGGTGTAGTAGGTAGCGTGATAGCGCGCGTGCATGGACAGGCTTTTGGCGAGCGCAATCATATTTCTTGGGGAGTCAGCCCATGCATACTCTGACACGTAGACATTTCCGTGGAGCGCAGCGGCGAGACTTTTCGGCCCGATAAAATAAATGACCGCACCGTTTGGTAGTTCCAGATGCGCTTTACCTGATTTTATTTTCCCAAGATGCGTCCAGGCTGCTGCCTCACTTAAAAAAGCTGATATATAGGTTTTGACAGTCAGGGCTGATGCCGGGGTGCAGCCCAGAAAAATCTGGTTGCGTCCGGTATGCAGTGCATCGTTCAGGGCTTCGTAGGCGAAAAAGAAATCCGCGCCAGCCTGACGCATTTTTGTAAGCACGCGGTTTCTGCTGCGTGCGCCACTGTTCCATTCATGCTGGTAAGCAAAGAAAGGGCGATCTACAGGCAGGCTGGCGGTGGTCATGAGGTTAGTTGGGGTTGAGTGCATCAGAAAATCTCCACAATGTTGCTGGTATTGGCGGCTTCGCCCTGCAGCGGTTCGTTAAACAGTGCGTGCATCGTTGCCCAGGCCAAATCTGCGTGGCTGGCTTCTTCGCTGCGGCTGGCTTCATAGGTTGGGCGGTTGCCGCTGGCGGTGGTGGCCCGGCGGATAGCCATAAAGGACTGCGCAATGTCGGTATGCCCGGCGTCGAACTCCAGACGCCGGTGGCTGATAATGTCGTATGCCTTGAGCACCAGGGCGTTTTTGACGTTGGGGTTGTAGACAAATTCCCGCACGGCAGGAAAGAACGCTTTCACGTTCTCGTAGACACCGTGACCGACGCCGGTCGAGTCGATACCGATATAGGTCACGTTGTACTGCTGCGTCAGTTTTTTAATGGCGTCAGCCTGGGCGCGGAAATCCATCCCGCGCCACTGGTGCCGCTCAAGAATGCGGAACTTGCCGCCCGGCACGGTTGGCGGTGCCACCACCACGCACCCGGCGCTGTCACCGTTCTGCGTGCCTTTCGCCGGGTCGTATCCGATCCAGACTTCGCGCCAGCCAAACGGGCGCAGCGCCAGAGCCTGAAAATCGGTCCAGACTTCCCAGCTGTCCACCATGCACGCCTGCAGTTCGCTGAGCGGGAATACTGACGCCAGATCGTCAATAAATTCGCACATCAGCAGGTTCTGGTATTCGTCCGGGCTGTACTCCATGCGCAGCTGGTCGAGGTCGAACAGGTTACAGCCGCCGCGTACCGCATCCTCCACGGTGACGATCTGGCGGTACTGTCCGTCAGGGCAGAGCAGGCCGCGCGCAAGGTTGCTGTGGGTCAGGTCAATATCCACCTTGTCCGCTTTGGCACGGCCCCGGTTAAACAGCGCGCCGGACCAGAACGGATAGGCACTGTGGGTCAGGCTGGACGGCGTGGAGAAGTAGGTTTGTCGCCATTTCTTGTGAATGGCCATCCCGGAGGCAACCTTGCGCAGCTCCTGGAATTTCGGTATCCAGAAATATTCATCAAGGTACAGGTTGCCGTGGTAGCTCTGCGCCGTGCGGGCGTTGGTGCCGAGGAAGTACAGGCACGCGCCGTTGCTGAGCGTCATCGGGTCGCCTTTCAGCTCAACATCCACCTCTTTTGCAAAGTCGATGATGTACTGCTTAAAAACGTGTGCCTGCGCCTTACTGGCTGAGAGAAAAATCTGGTTGCGCCCCGTGGTGATGGCGTCAATCAGCGCTTCGCGGGCAAAAAAGTATGTTGCCCCGATCTGGCGTGATTTAAGCAGGTTGCGAATGCGGTGTTTTACGCCTGCCTGCCACCAGTGGCGCTGATATTCAAACATGCCGTTGCGGAAGATTTCCTCCAGCTTTTCGGTCTGTTCATCGGTAAAAACATTCTTTTCGGGCTGCCTGCGCGGGCCTTTGTTACGGTTGGCGACGTTTGGGTTTAAGTCAGCTTCGTTCCCGCCATCGTTAAATTTACCGATCCGGGCGTGGCGCTCTGACTGGCGCGCCAGCAGGTCAATTTCCTTGAAGTCTTTCCCTTCCTTCTGCTCCTTCATGATGAGCTGGCAGTAACGTGCGGCGGTGGTGAGCTGCATCTGATCCAGCGGCCCATAGTCGCCCCATTTGTCGCGCTTCTTCCAGCTGTGAACGGTTGCAACTTTCTCGCCCAGCATTTCAGCAATGCGGGCTACGCGGTATCCCTGAAAGTACAGCAGCATGGCCTGCCGACGGGGATCGAGGTCTGCGGGGGTCAGTGTGGTGTTCATGGCACAAACATACGGCCTTGACAGGCGGCTTTCCCCGGCTGCGGTTTGTGTGGTTTACCGTACAAGTGCCGCGCGTTGTTTCACTCCACCCATCACCGCAAACATAAGGCTCCAGTAAGTTTTTTCTAACGGAGCACGGCTCATGACAGTGAAAGCAAAGCGTTTCCGTATCGGGGTGGAAGGTGCCACCACTGACGGGCGCGAAATCCAGCGTGAATGGCTGGTACAGATGGCTGCCAGCTATAACCCGACGGTCTATACCGCGCTGATTAACCTTGAGCACATCAAGTCTTATCTGCCGGACAGCACCTTTAACCGCTATGGCAGGGTGACGGGGCTGGTTGCAGAAGAAATCAAGGACGGGCCGCTGGCGGGCAAGATGGCGCTTTATGCCGATATAGAACCCACGGACGCCCTGGTGGAACTGGTGAAGAAAGGCCAGAAGCTTTTCACCTCCATGGAGGTCAGCACGAAGTTTGCCGACACCGGTAAAGCCTATCTTGTGGGGCTGGGTGCGACGGACGATCCGGCGAGCCTTGGCACCGAAATGCTGGCATTCAGCGCCACCGCCGCGCATAACCCGCTGGCGAACCGTAAGCAGAACCCTGAAAACCTGTTTTCGGAAGCGGTGGAAACGCTGATTGAACTGGAAGAAGCCCAGGACGAAAAGCCGTCCCTCTTTGCCCGCGTCACCGCGCTGTTCACCAAAAAAGAGCAGACCGATGAGGCGCGTTTCTCCGATGTGCATAAAGCCGTGGAACTGGTCGCCACCGAGCAGCAGAACCTGAGCGAACGCACGGATAAATCCCTGTCCGAACAGGACAAGCGCCTTTCTGAGCTGGAGTCCTCCCTGCAGGAGCAGCAGACCGCCTTTGCCGAGCTTGAGAAAAAGCTGAGCAGCGAAGACAGCCGAAAAGACTACCGCCAGCGCGCGCCGGGCGGTGACGCACCGGCAGGCACCCTGACCAATTGCTGATGGAGCATAAAACCCGATGAAAAAGAAAACCCGCTTTGCCTTTAACGCTTACCTGCAGCAGCTGGCGCGCCTGAACGGTGTGGAGATTGAAGAACTCTCCAGTAAGTTCACCGTAGAGCCGTCCGTGCAGCAGACGCTGGAAGACCAGATCCAGCAGTCCGCCGCTTTCCTGACGCTGATTAACATCACGCCGGTCACTGAGCAGTCCGGTCAGTTGCTGGGGCTGGGCGTTGGCAGCACCATTGCCGGAACCACCGATACCACCACCAAAGAGCGCGAGCCTACCGATCCGACGCTGATGGAAGACGTGGAATACAAATGCGAGCAGACCAACTTTGATACGGTGCTGACCTACGCAAAACTGGACCTGTGGGCGAAATTCCAGGACTTCCAGGTGCGTATCCGCAACGCCATCGTCAAGCGTCAGGCGCTGGACCGCATCATGATCGGCTTTAACGGCGTGAAGCGTGCCAAAACCTCCAACCGTGCTGAAAACCCGCTGCTGCAGGACGTCAATAAAGGCTGGCTGCAGAAAATCCGCGAAGACGCGCCTGATCACGTCATGGGCAGCACCACAAAAGACGGTGCAACGACTGCAGGCGCGGTCAAAGTGGGCAAGGGCGGCGACTACGCCAACCTGGACGCCGTGGTGATGGATGCCGTCAACGAGCTGATCGACGCGGTTTATCAGGATGATGACGATCTGGTTGTCGTCTGCGGACGTGAACTGCTGTCTGACAAGTATTTCCCGCTGGTCAACAAAGAGCAGGACAACAGCGAGAAAATCGCCGCCGATCTGATCATCAGCCAGAAACGTATGGGCGGCCTGCAGGCTGTACGTGCGCCTTTCTTCCCGGCAAATGCCCTGCTGATCACCCGTCTGGATAACCTGTCCATCTACTGGCAGGAAGACACCCGCCGCCGTTCTGTTATCGACAACCCGAAACGTGACCGGATTGAAAACTTTGAATCCGTCAACGAGGCGTATGTGGTCGAGGACTACCGCTGCGCGGCGCTGGTAGAAAACATCGAAATCGGTGATTTCAGCGCGCCTGCCGCACCGGAAGGTGGGGAATAACGCATGAGCCTGAGTCCCGCACGGCAGCACCGCCTGCGCATTCAGGCCGAACAGGCCGCCCGTGAGGGCGGCAGTGTTCGCCATGCGTCGGGATATGACCTGATGCTGCTGCAACTGGCAGAAGACCGCCGCCGCCTCAAGGGCGTCCAGTCCACGGTAAAAAAGGCGGAAATCAAGGTGGAACTGCTGCCGAAATATTCCGCCTGGGCGGAGGGCGTGCTGGCTGCCGGAGGTGCGCAGCAGGATGACGTGCTGATGTACGTGATGCTGTGGCGTATCGACGCCGGTGATTATGCCGGTGCGCTGGAAATCGGGCGTCATGCGCTGCGCCATGGCTGGGTTATGCCGCTGGGCAACCGCAACGTGCAGACCGTGCTGGCAGAAGAAATGGCAGACGCGGCGCAAGGCGCTCTGCTGGCATCTGCCAGTTTTGATGCCGATCTGCTTTTACAGACGCTGGACCTGACAACCGATCTGGATATGCCGGACCAGTCGCGGGCGCGCCTGCATAAAGCCATCGGCGCTGTACTGAGCGAAAGCAACCCGGCATCTGCCCTGAATCACCTTACCCATGCGCTGCAGCTCGATCCCCGCTGTGGTGTGAAGAAAGAAAAGCAGCAGCTGGAGCGCAGACTGCGCAATGACAGCCGCTAAAGAACGTGCCCCGCGCACGGGCGGCACGGGGTGGCGAAAGGCACTGCCACATCAAAACCCCGTCCACCGCCCACTTATTCAGGAGAAAGCTGCATGAAGTTTGTTGCGCCCGAACAGGCACCGGAACAGGCGGAGGTCATCAAAAATACGCCGTTCTGGCCTGATGTGGACCTGTCGGAATTTCGCAGTGTGATGCGCACTGATGGCACGGTGACGCAGCCGCGTTTAAAGCAGGTCGTGCTGACGGCGATCTCTGAGGTTAATGCTGAGCTGTACGACTTCCGCAAGCGTCAGCAGACGCTTGGCTGGCAGACACTTGCAGACGTTCCTGCAGAAATGCTGGACGGCAAAAGCGAGCGTATCCGGCACTACCACAACGCTGTTTTTTGCTGGGCGCGCGCTGTGCTCAATGAGCGTTATCAGGACTATGACGCCACGGCGTCAGGTGTGAAGCGAGGGGAGGAACTGGCGGAGGCCAGCGGCGATCTGTGGCGTGATGCCCGCTGGGCTATCAGCCGGGTGCAGGATGCACCGCACTGTATGGTGGAGCTTATCTGATGAAAGTGCGTGCGCATCAGTATGACACGGTGGATGCGCTTTGCTGGCGTCATTACGGGCGAACGCAGGGTGTCACTGAGCAGGTTCTGCAGGCAAATCCGGGGCTGGCTGAGTACGGCCCATTTTTACCGCACGGGCTGCAGGTGGAGCTGCCGGACATTACGGCGTCAACCACGGCGCAGACCGTCCAGATATGGGACTGAATTATGACGCTTGAACGAATCAGCGCCTTTATCACTTACTGCATCGCCGTGCTGCTGGCATGGCTGGGCGATCTGTCGCTCAAGGATGCGTCAACGGTTGGCGGCGTACTGATTGGTGTGCTGATGCTGGCTATCAACTGGTACTACAAACACCAGTCTTTCAAATTGTTACGTGGCGGCAAAATTTCGCGGGGGGAATATGAATCCTTCAATCGTTAAGCGCTGCCTTGTCGGGGCGGTGCTGGCTATCGCCGCCACGCTGCCCGGTTTCCAGTCGCTTCATACCTCCGTCGAGGGGCTGAAACTGATTGCCGATTACGAGGGATGCCGCCTGCAGCCTTATCAGTGCAGTGCGGGCGTATGGACTGACGGGATCGGCAATACGTCCGGCGTGGTGCCGGGCAAAACTATCACGGAACGGCAGGCGGCGCAGGGACTTATCACCAACGTGCTGCGCGTGGAGCGGGCACTGGATAAATGTGTGGTGCAGCCGATGCCGCAAAAGGTCTATGACGCGGTGGTGTCGTTTGCTTTCAACGTGGGCACTGGCAACGCCTGCAGCTCCACGCTGGTTAAGTTGCTGAACCAGCGGCGCTGGGCGGATGCCTGCCATCAACTGCCGCGCTGGGTATATGTCAAAGGTGTGTTTAATCAGGGGCTGGACAACCGCCGCGCGCGGGAAATGGCCTGGTGCTTAAAAGGAGCATAACGGAATGAAAAAGAAAGTCATGAGCGTTTTTTTCCAGCTGGCATGGGCTGCGCTGTTGGTTATCAGCCTGCTGTATCCGCGCAGCGGTGCGCCGGTTCTGGTTGGTGCGTCTGTCTGGGTGTCATGCTTCCTCGCCTGGCTGCTTGCTGCGCTGTGCGCTGTCGGGTGGTTCGCCGGAGATCGGGCACGCGATGAGGTCAGGGCGGCATTGCTGAAATTCAGGGCACACCCTGTAAAACCCGTGCGTACATGGATAATCAGGCTGCTTATTGTTCTGTGCCTGGCGTTTTCGGGATGGGTGATCACCCTGGTGTTTTACCTGCTGACGCTGGTTCTGTATCAGATTGCCCGCGCGCAGCTTCATGAGCCGATGGCGGCCTGATGCGTGCGCTGGCGGTAGTGCTGGCGCTGGCACTTGCGGCGCTGGGCTGGCAGTCGTGGCGGCTTAACAATGCCAGCAACACCATCGAGACGCAGGGCGCGGCGCTGAAAAGCAAAACGCAGGAGCTGACGAAGAAAAACAGCCAGCTGATCGGCCTGTCCATTCTGACCGAAACCAACAGCCGGGAGCAGATGCGGCTTTATGCGGCAGCGGAGCAGACCACCGCACTGCTGCGAAGCCGTCAGCGCCGGATCGAGGAACTGAAACGTGAAAACGAGGATTTGCGCCGCTGGGCTGACACTCCTTTGCCTGCTGACATTATCCGGCTGCGGGAGCGTCCGGCCCTCGCCGGAGGTGCAGCTTACCGTGAGTGGCTGTCCCAGAGTGACGCAGTGCCGCCTGGAAAGGTCAGCGCCGCGCAGTAACGGCGATCTGAATACGGTGCTGGATGAAACCGAGGCCGCCTGGGCGGTCTGTGCTGACAAAGTGGACACGATTATTGCGTGTCAGGAGCGAGACAGTGAACAAACCGCAGTCCTTACGCAGCGCCCTGAATAAAGCGGTTGCCTATGTCCGGGACAACCCGGACAAGCTGCACCTTTTCGTTGATAACGGCTCACTGGTGGCAACAGGAGCCAGCTCCATGTCATGGGAATACCGCTACACCCTGAACGTAGTGATCGAGGATTTCAGCGGCGACCAGAATCTGCTGATGGCTCCAGTCCTGCTGTGGCTCAGTACCAGCCAGCCGGACGCCATCAACAACCCGGATCTGCGCGAAAAACTGTTCACCTTTGAAGTGGATATTCTGCGCAACGATGTGTGCGATATCAGCATGAACCTGCAGCTGACGGAGCGCGTGCTGGTCAGCACTGACGGCAGCGTGTCGAGCGTTGAAGCCTTGCCGGAGCCGGACGAACCCGAAGAAATGTGGACGGTGAAACGTGGATGAGCTGCAGAGGGTGGATGACTGGCTGACGGCGCTGCTGGCAAATCTGGAGCCTGCTGCACGCAGCCGTATGATGCGGCAACTGGCGCAACAGCTGCGCCGGACGCAGCAGCAGAACATCAGGCTGCAGCGTAATCCTGACGGCAGTGGCTATGAGCCGCGCCGGGTGACAGCCCGCAGCAAGAAGGGACGCATCAAACGCCAGATGTTTGCAAAGCTTCGCACCACAAAATACCTGAAAACCGCCGCCAGTGCGGACTCTGCCAGCGTGCAGTTTGATGGCAAGGTGCAGCGCATTGCCCGTGTTCACCATTACGGCCTGCGGGATCGCGTCAGCCGAAAAGGCCCGGAGGTTCGCTACGCAGAGCGCCGCCTGTTGGGTGTGAACGATGAGGTGGAAACCATCACCCGCGACACTCTGCTGCGCTGGCTGGCGGGGTGATCTTTGTGTCACCGCTGGCACAAGCGCCCACGCTGCCTCCCTTTCCCCTCTGATGGCAACCTTTCGTTATGAATGCACAACTGACCGAAATCATGCGCCTTATCACTAACCTGATCCGCACCGGCACCGTGACCGAAGTGGACCGGGAAAACTGGCTGTGCCGGGTGAAAGTGGGCGAGCTTGAAACTAACTGGATTAACTGGCTGACGCTGCGTGCCGGTGGCGCCCGTACATGGTGGTGCCCGTCGCCGGATGAGCAGGTGGTGGTGCTGAGCATGGGCGGCAATCTGGAAACCGCTTTTGTGCTGCCCGCCATCTACTCCAATCAGTTTGCGCCGCCGTCGGATTCTGTGGACGGCTGCGTGACGGAGTACCCGGACGGGGGCTGGTTTGAGTATGAACCCGCCACCGGGCGGTGGCATGTCCGGGGTATCAAATCCATGGTGATCGAGGCGGCGGACAATATCACCCTCAAAACCGGTGAGTTTGTGGTGGAGGCTGATACCACGCGCATTAACAGCGAGATGGTGATCAATGGCGGCGTCACCCAGGGCGGCGGCGCGATGAGTTCCAACGGGATCGTGGTGGATAAACACGGTCACACCGGCGTGAAGTCCGGCGGTGATACGTCAGGAGGCCCGGTATGACGCTGTATATCGGCATGAGCCAGGGTAACGGCAAGGCCATTACTGATACGGACCATCTGCGCCAGTCAGTGCGGGATATTCTGCTGACGCCGCAGGGCAGCCGGATTGCCCGTCGGGAATATGGTTCCCTGCTATCCGCCCTGATTGACCAGCCGCAGAACCCGGCGCTACGCCTGCAGGTCATGTCTGCGGTCTATGTGGCGCTGAGTCGCTGGGAGCCACGGCTTACGCTGGATTCCATCACCATCAGCAGCAATTTTGACGGCTCCATGGTGGTTGAGCTTACCGGGCAGCGCAATAACGGCGCGCCGGTTTCCCTTTCGGTAACTACAGGAGCAGACAATGGCAGTGATTGACCTTTCCCGGTTGCCCGCGCCGCAGATAGTGGACGTGCCGGATTTTGAGACGCTGCTGGCTGAGCGCAAAGCCGCTTTTGTGGCCCTTTATCCGGCGGATGAGCAGGACGCGGTACGGCGCACGCTGGCGCTGGAATCTGAACCCGTCACCAAGCTGCTGCAGGAAAGCACCTACCGCGAAATCCTGCTGCGCCAGCGTATTAACGAGGCCGCGCAGGCGGTCATGGTGGCGTATGCCATCGGCGGCGATCTCGATCAGCTGGCAGCTAACTACAACGTGAAGCGCCTGACGGTAGTACCTGCCGACAATGACGCTGTGCCGCCGGTTGCTGCCGTCATGGAAAGCGATGAGGAGCTGCGTCTGCGTGTCCCGGCTGCATTTGAGGGATTGTCCGTTGCGGGACCGACGGCGGCCTATGAGTTTCACGCCAAAAGCGCGGACGGGCGCGTGGCAGATGCCAGCGCAACCAGCCCGGCACCGGCGGAGGTGGTGCTTACCGTGCTGAGCCGTGAGGGTGACGGTACGGCAGAGGCTGATCTGCTGGCGGTGGTGGAGCAGGCGCTTAACAGCGAGAACGTGCGCCCGGTGGCGGACCGCCTGACGGTGCGCAGCGCCGAAATTATCCTGTACAGCGTGGATGCAACGATTTTTCTTTATCCGGGACCGGAGGCTGAGCCGGTGATGGCAGAAGCAAAAGCCAGCCTGCAGAAGTACATCGCCAGTCAGACGCGGCTGGGCCGTGATATCCGTCGCAGTGCCATTTATGCCGCGCTGCACGTTGAGGGCGTCCAGCGTGTGGAGCTGGCCTCCCCGCTTGCAGATGTTGTGCTGGATAAGACGCAGGCGGCGTCCTGTACTGAATGGAGCGTAACCAACGGGGGCACGGATGAATAGCCTGCTGCCGCCCGGTTCATCGCCGCTTGAGCGCCGACTGGCGCAGACCTGCAGCGGTATTTCAGATCTGCAGGTGCCGCTGCGCGATTTGTGGAACCCGGCAACGTGTCCGGTCAGATTTCTGCCGTATCTGGCGTGGGCGTTTTCCGTTGACCGCTGGGATGAGAACTGGCCGGAAGAAACCAAACGTGACGTTATTCGCAGTGCGTATTTCATTCACTGCCACAAAGGCACGATAGGCGCAGTCAGGCGAGTTATTGAGCCGCTCGGTTACATCATCAACGTTACGGAATGGTGGGAGACAGGCGACCCGGCAGGCACATTTCGTCTTGATATTGGTGTACTGGAAAGCGGTATTACTGAGGAAATGTATTTAGAAATGGAGCGGCTCATTGCAGATGCAAAGCCAGCCAGCCGCCATCTTATCGGCCTCAATATTATTCAGGATGTGCCTGGCTATCTGTACACCGGCGCGTT